GTCCCCATTTCGCTGTAAAGGATGTCCCTCCTCTTAAAAGATCAAAGACGTTGTCAAAGGTGCTGTTGCCGCCTGCTGTCGGGTCGTAGAGCCCGCTGACGCTGAATTCCATCCCTTTGAACATGGGGACGTATTCCTTGTACTGGTTGGTCGATTCTCCGGTAGTGGCTTCTGCCATGTCGGCTTCTGCATCCATGCTATGGCTGCGGTAGCCCACGAGCGTCTTGCCATCGAACTGGAGGACGATCTTGTACCCTGGTATTTTCATCTCTTTAAAAATTAAGTTGTTATTGGTAGCTGTCTGCTGTTAAAATTATCACGTAGAGCGGTACGGTTGATCCGCTGGCGTCGTAGTCTATTGTTTTGGCCGATGCGCTGACGGGTATTAAGACCGTGTCTGCTTTGTATAGCAGGCTCTGGTTCGCCTTGAGCTGAAAGCTAAAGGTGCTTCCGAATAGCGGATATGGGTTGCTGGCTCCCTGGCTGATGGTACAGGTCGCTCCTGCGCTGTCCGGCAGCAGGAATTTAGCCGCGACGACCACGTCTCCGGTGAGGTTCAGCGCCTCTCCGAGGGTGTTGGTCAGGTTGGTCAGGTCTATGGTCCCGTCTCCGGTGAGCGCCTTCGCGTAGACGTTGTCGGCGTCAAAGCGCGCGGAGCCTGGGCTGTAGTTGACCACCTCGTTCAGCCCGTTGAGTTCTATAAAGGCGGAGGTCGTTGGGGTGACGAGGTTCTCTGTGACGCTCAGGCTGCTGTTCAGCCGGGCGTTGCGGACGTCGGTTAATGCCATCGCCATGACGGCTGCGGCGATTAAAATAGGGATGACAAATCTTGCTTTTTTCATTGTTTCTGTTCTATAAAGTGTAACATTCTTAGTTTCTTGATTATGTTGTAGCTCGTATCTGTGAGCTCTGTGTCGTGTTCCATGTCCTCAAATTGCGCGGTGAGGCAGTTGAAATCGTCCATGATGATCGCCTCCGGGTCTCCGGTCAGCTCCAGGAGCTGCTCCATGATGCCGTTGGGTATGGTCTCGTCTCCTTCCGTTGTGGCCTGCATGGAGACTATCTGGAAGGTCACGGTGGCCTGGTAGAGCACCTTGTCTCCGGTGTTGTAGGGGATGAGGCTCTCCAGGTAAACCAGAACGTACTTGTTGCTCCTTCGCGGTATCCTGGTCCCCAGGGGGACGGTTTCGCCTTCGCTGATGATCCTGCCCTTAAGGAGCTGGACGTATGCTTTTATCAGTTGCTCGGTTGGGTCTCTGTGCTTCATGTCAGCGCTCTTTTTAATATTTCCTCAAGACGCTGGCAGGCGTATTTCCATGCCGGGAACATGAAAGGGTGGGGGTGCGTGCCGGGATGCCTCACCTCGCGTCCGTAGGTCACGTAGCCCATCTGCCAGGAGGTGCTTTTCTTGTTCACGTTCCATCCCGGCGG